ATTCCCATAATAGTCTGAGTAATTCTCATAACATTATAAAAATTAAATGAGTTAGATCCAATAACATTTATTTTCATATTAATATTTTTATCCAAAGAAACATTATTTAGCCCATATTTTAAATTAGAAAACTGCATATTTTTATTAACTTTGATTCTTTCATATTTACTAAAATATTTATTTTTAATAAATTGAGACCTACTTGATGATTCGCATACAATATATATTATATCAACATATTCTAAATGGTCAATTATTGTTTGAGCATTAAATCTTATCATATTCATAGGGATGTTATAATAACTATATTCTTTTGATTGATCCAAATGTCTAGAATATACTTCATCACTTTTACGAATATCAATAAAGATAATTTTCATATTACATAATATAATAAAATATAATAAAATATAATAAAACATAATAAAATATCAAAGACGTTTAAAGTTAATATTTTTATATAAAAAAATTTATTATGCAAAAAAAATTGATTACATATTTATTTTTATTGCTATTCAATATATACTATAAAATTTTAAAGCATCAAATGCTTATTGAAAAAACTAATTATGAACCCCATCTTAACATTGAATTGTTGACAGGATCATTTATAGAAAATAAATTTAAAAACATATGTGCGCAAACTATTTGTGATGCTTATGTTAATGAAAGTTTAATAATTGAATATTTGAAATATAGATTGACTAAAGATCCTGAAACATTTACAGATATACTATTTACTATAAGATTTGCCATTTGTTCAAGATTATATTGAACGTGTAAAACACGTTAGCATAACATGTGAAGACATTCCTGTAATAACTTATGTATATAATACACTATTACGCGAACCAGGAGATAGGGAACTATGGCCACACGATAAAGCTTCGTTAATCCTTGATAAAATAAATTGCTTCTTTGATATTGATGAAGACAAATTAGCAAATGAATTAATAGAAGTAATAAGTGAAATTTATTATGATACTTTGTGGTAATGATAAAGCATAAAGCATAAATCAAATTGTTTAAAAAATATTTGACAATATTAATTATAAATATTTTTAATTAAATAAAGTGATAACAATTTTTAGAGCAATAATAAAATTTGCTTTGTTTCTTGTAAAAATCATGTTGTAGTTTATATTTTTTATTACAAATATGACATTTTATGTTTGTTAATTTATTGACTAAATACATTATATCATCATTTAAGAGAACAATTTTAAATTTATAATTTTTTGTTTTTAATTTTAAAAACATTACAAAACTAATAGTAATAATATATTTATATAATTTTTATAATGTATTTTATGTGGTAAATTTTTCTTCTATTTTTGTTATAAATAATTCTAAATTTGTTTTTAATAATGTTGATGTTGAACATAATGCTTTTAATGTATTTCTTTTAGAACCGGATTTTTTATCATATATTAAATAATATTTGTTTACTTGGGATTCGTGTTTTCTAATACTAATATATTTTGGCAATAATATTGAATTTTTATTATTTTGTAAAATATTAGAAACTTGTAGTTCGCTCTTTATAAATTCTTCATTGCTCTTTATAACTTGTTTTGTTTCATTATTTTCATTATTTTTCTTATAATCTTCATATTCTTCTTCAATAATTAATAACATTTTTTTAATTTCTTCTAATTTTTCTAATATATTTATTTTATTTGATTTTGATGATACATATAATTTATTATGTATATTGTGAGGATGTTTTTCTATTTTAAAATATTCTCTATAGCATTTATTTTTTTGGTCATAACATTCTTTATAATAATTAACATAAATAGGTATACTAGATTGATCTAAATTAGCAGGTAATTTTACAGCATTATGCTTTCTTTCACGTTTACCTTCTTCTTTTGTTATTGTAATATTTGATAAATCATTCATTTATACTAAATTAATACATTAAAATATTACGGATTTTGTTAAATATAACCAAAATAAAATTCCTACTATTGCCTTAGTAGTTAAGTCTAACATATTGTATCCTATTAGTTTGGTTGCTTCATTTGTTTGATAAAATACCCCATATAATGACCATAAACCTACATATAACCAAAAAATAAGTTTTGATTGATATGTTACTTTCAAGGATGTCATAAAAAGTTTCCAAATAGTTCCAAATGTTAGAAAAAAGAATATAAATCCTATAAAATTTGCCAAAGTCCTATTTAGTAAACCTATTTCTCCACTATATCCAAAACCCAACATCAAAAGATTAAAAAATAGAACCAATAAAAATGGTTTAAATTTTACTTGTATTTTATTTTCATAACCCAATAACATAGAAAGTGCTAATAACATAAAAGGAGTAGTAATTACCCAATCAGAATAACGCATATTATTAATTTTTTCTAAAGGTAGGTCGTCAACCGAATTAATGTTTTTATCTTTTACTAATTCTTTTTTTGATTGGTTATTATTTTTTGTTTTATTTATTTGTTCTATAAATAATCCATAAAAATAACTGGCAATAACTGAAATACACGTTTCTAAATTCAAAATATGACGAACTTGTGGGATTGGACTTCGTAATGCTTCAATAAATGTAATTACAGAAGTAGTAATTAAAAAAATATATGTAATATAAAAACTATTTATTACTAAAGATGTATTCATATTAATGTATTAGTATGTTATAATATAGTATAATATAATATAACATAACATAATAAAGTAATAATATTTTATTGTTATTCAATAAAAAATTATTAAAAACTGAAAAATAACTAAGCAAAATTATTTAATTCGAGTAAGCTAAACCACCCATACCCGACATAATGCGGAGGACGTTGTAGTTAACAGCATAAACGCGAACTTTGGCGGTGCTTACACCCGAAACGGTGGCATTAGATAAAACTAATTGTAAAGTAGCATTGTCAATACGCGAGAAGTTGCATGTGCCAGATGGCTGGTGTTCTTCGGGTCTTAAGGCAAACGAGTAAACATTAATACCGGTGTCTGGCGCACGAGTGTGGTGCTGGAATGGTTGGACTAAGTCGAAATATGTGCCTTCACGCTCAGAAAATCTGTCTTGGCCATTTAATTGTAATTTGGCAACAACAACCGGATTTTCACCCCAGCAGTGCATATCTAACGCAGTTTCGGCTAAAACGAAGGTGCCGGCATCCGAAACACCTGATTCTGTTGTATTAGTATCACTCCAGCCAGTGCCGCTTACTGTGATGTCATTAGCAAATGGATCTTGGAACATTCCACTAGTATTAATATATTTAGTGTGACCTGTTCCTGATGATCGAGTAGCATTTTTGCCACCAAAAGCATGAACCGCATTTGGTAAAGCATCATAAGCATCTGTATAGTTAAAAGGTTGGGCACCTAATAATCTATTTAGATCCTGGTTGGCTGTTGTAGAAGCACAATAATCAACATTTGCGTCTGGTTGAACAACCCAGATTAACTCTTTGCAAGGATGATTTAAATTTAATTTAATTTTATTGGATGACGAACCAACCGATTCATCGCCTGTGAATTGTAATTGTTCAATTAAATATTCGTGTGGGTTTTGGGCCATACGTCTGCGCTCATCAGTATCTAAGAAAATGTAATCAACAAATAAAGACGCGGCAGCTAGCGATTGTTTGTATGCTTCTGTAACTTTTGTGCCGTCTCCATTAAGGTTAGTTACAGCCCATAAGCATTCTTCAATATTGCGAATGTCTAAATTGATTTTTACTTCGTGGTATTGTAAGGCAATTAAAGGTAAAGCTAAACCGGGATTGCGACAATACCAGAATTGTAATGGAACGTATAAAGTTGTTTCTGGTAGAGCATTGCGTGGGGCACAAACTTGACGAACACCGTTTGCCGAGCAAGGACCATCAACATCCGAAAAATCTGGATCGCAAATATATGTTAATTGAGTAGTATTACCAATCATTTTATAGTAACCACGTTCTTGTTCTTTTGATAGAGTTAATTGGCACCAAATGTGCATCCAGTCACCATATTGACGATCAATACGCTGGCCACCAATTTCAACTTCAACTTGCGAAATTAACTGCTCACCAGGGAAGTCTAACCATCTGGCATATACATCACTGCCAGTATTTTTTAAGCTTTGTCCGATTTCAGGAAGAGTAATCTGTAAATAGGTGCGGTAAGCTAAATCACCGTTGCGTGAAATAGTGCATGTTACACGGCGACCAAAATCAGCTTGACCATTGAAAGTTTGTTCAATTGATTCCATCGCAAAGTTGGTATGACGACGGTAAGTTACTTTCCAAAAGGTAATTTGAGGATTACCTGTTAAATAAACATCTTGAGCGCCATAGGC